TGCCTTTTTAATTGCAAATTGTGCTTTCTCGCCAACAGTTTCTAGTTGCTTAAATTCTTTAATTGCTTTGTCAATGCCTTTGCCGTCAAACTCAGAGACAATCGGAATACTTAATGCCATTACAAACCTGCCTGCACGACGCGCATAGTTTTAGCAATCATCTTTGTCATTTCAGCTTCAATACCGCGACGCGCTTTATATACAGCCGGGCCGATTAGTCGAGTGCGACCAGCGCTAACAAAACCAAGTGCGTTACCTAATCTGTTTGAGTTAGCGCGACCAGCCGTTTCAAAGATTGCTGCCGCTGGGTCTTTTTGCTCAATAAGGATTACGCCGACCGCGTTACGTCGAGTGTCAAAACGCATACGCACTCCGCTAATTGCTTTGGCCGTTGTAAACGGGAATAGTTTGCGATCACGTTGCACCCAGTTGTAGCGCATACCTGATAGCGGTAATTCTTTGTACACGGCTTTGCCTGCTTGTATTGCGGGCTGTGCGATTGCGGTTGCGTCTGCCTTAAAATCTTTTTGCAGTTGCGGGTCAATTTTACGCAAAGAGTTAATTGTCTGCTTGACCCCGACGATCTCAATAGTTGTTGATGCTGGCATTGCGCTACCTCTTTTGCTTATTCAATAGCGTAATCACCGTGATTAGGTCGCGCGTGTCAAACTCGATTGTCGTAGGCCAATACCCTGTTGCGACTAACAGTTCTGCTAGTTGCCGTCGGTAACTGCCTACGCCGTATGGTTTGGGTCTGTCTCGTCTATTGCCTCAATCGTCATGTTTGGGTTTTCTTTAACCCAATCACGATATGTTGCAGGCATTTTTTGGCCGCTAAGTTTCAGCAAGTTGTATGCCCAGCAAACTAGATCGGTGTAGCCGATACCTTTGCCGTCACTAATTTTGCGACCCTCGGTTTTTTCCCACTCGCAGATAACAAACATATTTGTTGTTAACTCGACTGGCGCTACGCCGTCTTGTAAATCTACTTTAAGTTTTAGTCTCATTGCCTTGTCCTGTTCTCGGCCAGTTATGGCGCGTTAGATCACGTTACGTCAACTGTGTATGCGCCACCCATGAGCTCAATGTCGTAGGTAGCCAACTCACCTAAATTTGCGTTCATTACTGGCAACGCGCTTAGGTAAGTGTTTGTCAATTCAAAGCCCGGGTTAGTTGCGCTGTTTGCGCCTGACGCTGGGCTTACTTTGATGTAGCACTTTGTGCCGACAAGTACTGATAGCAATGCGTAACTCTCAGCCGATGCAAATGACGCATAAAGAGTTAACGTTGCGCTGTTTGATTGCAAGCCAGCGGTGTTTGTGCGTGCAGTTGAGCCAAACGCGGTGTCCTCAAGTGCCTCAACAACGTAGTTAACGGTGACTGCCGATACTTGGTCGGTGATGTCTGTTGTCGCTGCGCTTGACGCGCCTATGAGAACGATCGGATTACTGAGGTAGGTACTGGTAGCCATTGTGATTACTCCTTAGGTGTCTTTATAGTTTTACCATACCGCAACGATATGCGTGTGTATGCTCACGACGACTGCGCTTGCAAGCCAACTGCCACGTCATAACACGGATACTCTTGCCCGCCTATGTCGAGTGTGCCGGGTCTGCCTGACATTGCGATAACGCTCGAGCCGAGCACTAGCGCGGTGATCTGCAAAATTTCACGCAACACGGGCAACCCTGCTGGGCCGCTGCCAACAATTTTAATTGGGTAGTCCATGCGTACGATGTTGCCGTTGCCTGCAATAGTTGTAAAACTTGGCGCTGTAATAAACACACAGTTAGGCACAAGTTTTGTCGGGTCGTTTACTACGCGTAAGCCTGTTACGGCTGTCAGCGTGGCGCTCAGATCGTCTAGCGCCTCGTTAAACAGGTCTGTGTACGGTGCAGGCACTATGCCACCGCTGGTCGGTCAATACCTAACAACTGTTTGACGATCGGTGTCATTGACTGTTGCGGTGCTGTACCCATGTTGTCAAACGACGCAAACACGTTTTCTAGACTGCCTCGACTACGCCACAACGCCGCCGCATACATAATTGTGCCGAGCGTTACGTCACCGCTAGGCGACGTGCTCAGACTGTCGTTGTAGCCTGCCTCAGCTCGGCGACGGCTGCAGAACTGGTTGCCAGCGCTTACGGCCTGTGTTGCCAGCGTGTAATCGTCTGACGGGTTTGTGATTGACACGCCAAGATATGTGACAAGGTTTGCGACCGTGACCCACGTGCAAGTAGGTGTAAACGTAATTGTGCCTGTGTAAAACGCGCTGTACTCAACTGCATCGCCTGTGCAGGCGTACAGCACTTGATTAGCGCGCGGTACGTTTTCGTTAAATGTCCATTCGCCTGTAGTGCTGTCAATGCCTGTGTATTCGTATTGCGGGCATGACAATACGGTGAACGTGCCGTTAAACGGTGCGGCAATGCTTGCGACAACGATTGTGTCGCCAACCTGTATGTCGGTTGGCTCAAGCGTAGATATGCAAGCGTAGTTATTTAATAACTGTTTTGACGCTGTTAGATAAGTTGCCATAGCGGTTATGCCGCTTGACTACTAGGCAACGACGATGGATTGAATAAACGACGACTTGGCGACGAATGTTGCAAAGTATCCGTAGTAAGAGAACGTGCGACCAAGGGTTGCAGGTACTTCTACTGACAAGATGCCTTTTTGCTGTTCGTAAATTTCGTAGCCCGGTGCGTAAACAACAAGCATTGTGCCTGACGCAAAGTTGTTGTCAACAACCATTGACAGACCGTAAATGTTTTGGCTCGAGTATTGCAAACCAGTTGTGTTGCCGATGCTGTTCATTGTTGTCATTCCGCCACCGTTGTAGCCCAACAATGGTCGCTTGTCGGCGTCTAATTGACGGCCGATAAGTTCCCATACGTCAGGTGATACACACAAGTGTGTTGGAAAGTAGTTGCTGTCTTCTGCAATTTCGCGTGCTGCGTCATAAATTGACGAAATCAACGATGTTGGATCAGTTGCGCTAACTGTCCATGTCGAGCCTGACGCTGTTTTACCTGCAACCAAATTGTCGGCTGCAATGTTGTCAGTCGCAATCAAGTACTCGCCAGCAAGATCGTTCAAGATCAAGTTCATTGCTGCTGGGTCAGTAAAGTCCATGTCTTGCACCGACAAAGTGACTTGGCCTGCAACAGTTGATTTAGTAACAACGTTGCTAGCAATCACCATTGTTGTTGCGCTAACGCCAGTCAATTCTGTTGACTGTGTTCCTGCGCTTGTGTGCGTTGTGATCGTTGGTCGAATAAAAGTTTTGCTTGGTGTGTTTGGCATTGCACGCGCACCAAATGCGCTTACAACTGGTCGCACAAAGTTTAAGTCTTGAAATAGTGGCCCAAGAACTGGAACTGGCAAAAGACCCGGTGTGTCAGTTGTAATAACATCGCCTGCTGCTGCTTGCAACGCTGACGCTTGTTTTGCTTGCGCTGCTTTAAACGCTGCGTTTACTTTGACAAACGTGTCGCCACCTGAGTGCATTGCTGCCATGTATTCGCCCGGTGTTGGCATTTTGAATTCGCGTGCAGGTTGCGCCCACAATTTGTCAACTGTTGACTGTGCTGCTTCTGCTACTGGTGTTTCAATTTTGTCGGTCATGTCTTTGTCCTTTTGTTCGTCTTGTTCTGATTGTATAGCATTAGTTAATTCTGTTTCGGGGATACCCTCGGCTACCTCGTCAGGCTTGCTGGCCGCGACCTCGGTAATGACTGCACCGCTAAACGCGCCCTCGCTGACCAACGACAATTCTTGCCAATTAGCCGCCTCAACAATCATCACGCCTTCCTCGTCATAACTAAACTTTGTTGGGGTTACGCCTACCGATACCGCGTCAATAACGCCGTCATTGGCCAGCGTTAAAGCTTCATCGCCTAGTCGAGTGGCGCTGATCTTGGCCGTAAACATCATGCCCTGTGGCGTGTCCACGCGCTCAATTACTTTGCCGACAATTTGATTGCTGTCGTGTTGCATAAATAGTTTCGGGTCGCGCCCCGTGACTGGCAACGACCCTTGCAAAAATCGTACCTTAGTGCCGTCATTAACTGTTGCTGTTTCGTCGTATGTAACTGCCACGCCTGAGATTGAGCGCGACGGCAAGCCCTCTGCCGCCGCTGCATCAACCGTGATCTG